AATAAACATTAGTTCCGTTGCGTCAGACTCCAAGAAGTCTGCAACTAAAAGATTACGTGCCCGTGATACCACGGAACACCCACAAATACTTCCTACAGCAGCCTGAATACCATGAGGCGGTGCATCTTGCGCGAACCGCATCAAAGAAATAGCCTGTTTGAGTGAAACTTTGTGGTCGTAAGCAGGTATGCCGAAGAAGATCTTCTTGCCTGCCAACGTGTAACCTTTTTCATTTTGCATGGATCACCCGTAGTAGACGGTTAATGGGACACTATTTTCTAGGAAAACACGTACCCCATTTTGAGCCAAGATACCTTCGCCGGGGATAATATTAAATACGTCGTTGCCGGTTGAAACCGTGCTAATCACAAGCACATCGTTATAAACAGTTGCAACACCAGAAGCATCTCCTGTATTGGCAACCGCTACCGTAAACGTATTTGCATCTACTACCGTCGCAACTTGGTAAAAGTCATCAGTGGGGTTTGTTCCACCAGACCAATCAATAAATGCCCAGTCGCCAACAATCAAACCGTGTCTAGCCGCTGTAACCGTTGCAACAGTAGTTGACCGAGCGTATGTACCCGCGATTGCAAAATTGTCGTATAGCCCAACTGTTCCAGCACTCGATGTTGCAGCGCCAAACTGAAACGCTTTTACACGAGTTCGGAATGGTAGGACTAAGCCCGACGCAATCGCATATTGCGATTTAACGTCATATTGCATACCCATATCATTTCTCCGTTTCCTGTTCGGGGAGATCAAGGCGATCTATCAACGCCGTCATCGTGTCAATCGCCGCTTGGGAAGCAACGGCCACATCATGTGCGTGGTTCCGTTGCTCTTCCATTTTCTTGATCTCCGATTGCAAAAACTCTTTCGTTATCTGCATTAGGCTTCAATTGCATACAAGAAGTACGCAGTACCAGCCGAATCAACGAAACGGATTTTTTGGGTAGCGGTAGTAGACGTACCACCAATCGGGGCAACCATAGCATCTGGCAGGTTAAACAGATTGGTAATTGTTCCTGCACCACTGTTAGTTACACGGATAAACGAAGCATTTCCGGGCAATGTTGCGCCAGCACCAAGGTCAGAATCAACTTGCAGGGCGGCAACCGTGCCACCAACCGTTACGCTGGCTGCGGCACCAAGGGTAACCCGCAGGCCGTTAGCGGCACCAGAGATCGAGCCACCGGTATTAACCGACAGGGAAATATGTCCGCCGTTTACAGTTCCGCCGGTAGCGGCATTAGCGCCGGTAACACGGGTCAGCCAGCGGCCAGTCTCACCTGAGCCAGTGGAAGTAAACGTCAGACGGGAATAGTTCAGACGTACATCGCCAGTCGTATTTGAGGCGGTTACGTAGGAAGAAGATACGTTGGAAGCAGTAGTAACAACGATGGGGTCAGAAGCCGTGCCGCCAATAAAACCGTTATTTGACGCGACTGGGCCCGAAAAAGTGGTCAGTGCCATGATGAACCTTTCGTGTAGTAGCACATCGCCATACCGTCTCTACTAAGTCTGCTAGGTCAGTCGGTAAGGCTAAAAATCCTAGTACCTTGAGAATACAACAAAAGGGGGGTTTTGCAACCCCCCTCCCTTACAGCACCTTATCAGGGCGAGCCTGCGGAGCCGAACACGCCAAGCGGATCCGACCAACCGAAGGAATAACGCTCACGGGCCTTGTAACGGACGTTGCCAGTGTCGAAGTCGCCGTCCATTGATGTTGCCATCGGGGTACGAACGAAATGCTTCAGACCATTGGGAACATCAGTCGTCAGGAACCAAGCATCCGGATCGGTCAAGAAGTGGTTAACGGTGTAACCCTCTGGGATCGAACCATTGCTCTTCAGAGCGTTGATGTCGTTGTCGGCCGTGCCAACACGCAGTTCCGTCTCAAGAATACGAGTCGCAACGAACATGTTTGACGGGGCAACAACCAGTTTGCGCGGCTTTGCAGCAATCAGCAGGCCACGCTCGTCAGTCCATGCGGCGATCTGAATAACGGCGGCCTCAAGGGAGGTCTCCGACAGGTCGGCAGGGGTTGACGGGATGTTGCTGTTGGTGCCACCAGAGACCAGCGGATGCGATGCGCTGAACAGGGGTACGCCATCGCCACCGGTATAGTCGGTATCAAAGCCGTTGTTCAGGATTGCAGCAGCCTTAGTCTGCTTGGTGTATGACATAGCACGAGCCAGAGCCTTGGTATACCGGCTGGACAGGGAGTCATAGAGGTTGTCCTCGATTGCCTCTTCCGTCAGCGAGAAGCCCAGAGCAATGGTTTCGTGGTTATAGCGAGCAGTCCATGCCTCTTGACCGTTGTCATACGCGATGGCAGAACCTTCGTTTTTGACAGGTGCGGCTGAGAAGCCAGACAGTTTGGTTTCTTCTTCGAAGGAACGCTCAGAGGTCTCGGTATCGAAAATCTCTTTATGCTCTTCGCCGTAACGAGCATACTCAAGACCAAACAGGGCGTTCAGTCCAGGGAGCAGTTCCTTCAGTAGTTGTGCGCGTGAAATAGCCATTTATTCGCTCCTTATACGCCAGTAGCGTTGTAATAGCGGTGTACACCAAAGTTCCATTTCACGATCACTTCTGTGTAAGAACCGGGATAACCAGCGATTGCTGTCTCAGGAACAGTGTCGATAATACGAACTGGGAGGGTAGTCGTGGTGTTGGAAGCGTTATTAATCGCTACACCAGAGTTGCCTGTAGTCGTAGAACCGGGGTTCTGAACCAAAGCAGCGTTACGGTTGACATCAGTACGGTTTAAGTAACTGATGGTTGTTGTACCAGTAGCACATACTGCGGCTTTAAACAAAGCATCCGGGTCGTCCTGCACGTATGCAGTCATCGTGGAGTTTGTCAAAGCACCGGGGTAGTACTGACGGAAAGTCAGACCAAGAACCGGGTCAACAAATGTGCAACCAAGGAAAACACCAACTGCAGAGCCAGAGTCCGTGGTGGTTAGTTTCGTCACATTACCATCCGAGTTCAGGTTAACAACGTCACCATAGAAAATGGCGGTGGTTTCACCGGAACCGATGGGGATTTGACGAGTTGCACCAGCAAACACCTGACCGCCGATCAAATTGATCGGTACTAGCCCGTAAGGGCCTGATACGGTGGGATATGCCATTTTAACCTCGTTAAAAGTTATTTACCTTTACCGAACGAAGTCGAAGACCTTTTCTCTCTAAAGAGTGGCATACGACTATCGCTCTCTCTCATAAACGTGTTATCTACGGCTTCCATGTTGTCTCTGGTCTGGCGCTGGTAATAAGCCTTACGCTGTTCCATAAACTCCGTAGGAATCTTGCAGAGTAACAGTCCGGCGATCTCAATGTTGTCCTTAAAACGACTATTGGGATCAGCCAATAATTGGAACTTGGGTTGCTCTTCAATACGAACTGGCTCCCACCCCTCACGGAGTTTTGCCGTTACGTTCTTTGCATCTTGTTGACCCATAGAAGAAACGCGTATCCACCGATAAGCATACCCGGGCTGTTTATCCGGTTCAGGCAGCGCAGAAGCGGGTTGCCATGTCTTAGGACGCTCAGTTTGCTCTCGGGTTTCAAGTTCGCGTGCAAGTTTATTTTCAGCCATTTTGATTCTCCAGTCTCATCTTTTCCTTTGCATACTGCTCAGGAGTTATCCCAAATTTCTTAGCAAGATTAATCTCGCTTTGTTTCAGCACAATCTTTTTGGAGGACGTGCTGCGGGTAGCCGGAGCAACCACAGTGGCGGGTTTTGTTTCGGTGCGCACAACGGGCTTGCCGCCCCCGTTGGTCGTTTTAACTTCTTCGTCCCCCCACTCATAGTCGGGGAACCGCTTACGCATTGTTTCGTCAATGCGCTGCCAGTATTCATCAGTTCCGACATATTGTCTGCCGTACTGCTTCTCAAGTTTTTGATGAAAGCCTAATGCCAATGCTGTCATCTCTTCGTCCGCACCCCACCACGTATTGCGCTCTTGCCACGCAGTCGTTTTAGGGTCAAGACGAGGCACTTGTACTGGCGGTGCCTCATTGCTATTTACCTCAACTTCGTTCTCTTGTAAAGGGGGTGTGTAATCCCGTACCCGTTGGAGTTTGTACGAAACCTCGTTGAGTTTGGCCTGAGCCTCCACCACCTTGTCCACATCACCAGCCTCGTAAGCCTCTTTGTAGGCTTTCTTAGCCATCTCCAACTCTAGTTCGGCAGCGCCCTTGGCTGTGTCGATGAAGTTTTTCTCACCTTCAGTCAGCCTAGTTTTTAGCCGTTTGTTCTCTTCAAAAATCTTCTGGGCCATAGCCAGAGCCTCTTGCTGCTCTCGCAAAGCCGCTTCCTTAGCCCGACGCTCATCGTGCCAGACCTTTTTCATCTGCTTTAGACGAACTTTTACTTTGTCGGAGTATTCCTCCAACTCATCAGCCTCAAGTTCATCAACAACGTGCTTAGGAAGCGGTTCTCTACCCCGATCTTCTTCCGGCGTATCGTCAACCACCTCAATATCGACATCGGGTTTACCCTTAGCCTGTTTCTCTTCTTGCTGCAATGCAGCAACTTCTTTTTCCTGACCTTCGACTTCTACCTCGAAGTCATCCTTCTTTTGTTCTTCAGCCATGTCTATTCCTTACCTGCGAGAGATGCCACGGGGGTCTTCAACTACACCCTCCACGGAATCGTCGTTGATGATCCGAAACTCTTGACCATGAATCTTGAGCCTCGTACCTGCGTGTGGGCGCACGAGAATAAAGTCCCCTTCCTTACACCAAGGGCCGCTGGGAAAGCGTTCCTTGTCCTTATAGCAATCCGGTCCCATCTTCATCACAAAGAGCACCGTTGTGAGGAGTTCTTCATGTTGGATGGTCATGTCGGATTTAAGGATGCCGCTATCGTAGGTTTCCTCAATATTTGGTATCCCACATAGGATTCGATACCCCGAAGGGTCCGGCACCTGCTTGGCTTTGCGCTCCGGAGTATCCGGAATCGTGCTTACTTCACCTTCTTCTGTAGCGATGGCAATTTCACTCATCGTCGTTTTCCATCCTTTCTGCGGTCTCTATGAGAACGTTGTTTGCGATTAACAGGCCACGATAGATCCCACAAGCGTACTTGTAGTCTCCAAAGTCTTTTGCGTGTCCTAAAACCGTATCACTTTCAATCACCTTCATTTCCTCTCGTACCTTTTCTGATAGGTACTTGAGTAAGTCATTACTCATTTATTCTCCTTCTTTTGTGGTTGCGCCTTATCACGGGCGATTTGCGAACCAAGCCGAACTCCCTCTAACTCCATGCGGGCTTCCAACTCAGCACGATCTTTTGCGGTCTTGGCCCCGACTTGCATTCCTGCAATCTCTTTCTGGGACTCAATCCGTTGACGTTCAATATCCAACTGATCTGCTTTTGCCGCAGCGTCAGTTGTTAACTTCTGTTTCTTCAATTCAAGATCTTGGGCCTTGAGTTGAAGTTCTGCCTGCTTCATCTGCACAATCGGATCCTGTGCGACCTGTTGTGCCTGTTCCTGTGCTGCTTGCGCTTGGCTCTTAGCAAGAAGTTTTTGTGCTCCTGCTGCGGCCAGACGTGATAGGTGAATCTCCATCTGTTCAGGAATACGCTCGTCATCTTCTTCATTAAAGGCAGGATAAGGAACACCTAACTGCTCTTCTAACTGACGACGGTATTCAAAGGCTACGTGCTCAGTAATGTGAGCCGCCATAGCCGCCATGATCTGATTAGCCATCGGGTTTTGCCCAACCATCTTGGCAATCTTCGGATCCTGTACCGCTGCCATATGCACAGCGATATGGGCTTCGTGATCTTGATAGGCAAATGCTTTTACGGGTTTTCCATTAAGCACATCCATGTTTTCCGTCACCGGATCACGTGGTTTCATGTCTTCTTTGTTGGGTACTAACTTATTGGCATTCTTAATACCCAGAACTTCTAACATCTGACGATGTAGATATGGCAGGTAATATAACTGCGGTGCGCCTTGGGCTAACTGCATAACCGCCTGATACTGAACCACCTTCTGCGACATAGTTGCCGCGTTGGGATCCGATACCGGTATGACATCCACCTGATCGTAGTCAGACTTCTTAACCCGACGGGAGCCTTCTTCTGGCTCGTAGGAATACTCATCAGGGGTGTAGTCACGAATAATGACCTTAAGGAGCCTAAACTCCTCTTTCATCGCATAGTGAATACGAGCCTGAACGGCCGACATCACCTTTAACGTTCTTTCTAATATCGCCAGTGTGGTACCCACAGGCGACTGGGCTGACATATCAGAAACCTTTAGATCTGCTGCACTAGCGAACCTACGACCTTCTTCAACAATTTGACCCAACAACGTCATTAAAACTTGCGACGGCTCCTTGTACGGGAGCGTCATGATGTTGTCTTTGATGGTGCCGCTAGGTACGTCTACGTCCCTGAACTCCGCTGGCGAAATGGGAGTATCGTCGCCTTTGACTCGTAGTCCCTTGGTTTTAAATCCACCGGGAAGGTTAGACAGCGTACCAGCGTCGACCAGTTGGCGGATAAGAGAAGTGCCTGACTTAGCAAAAGCGCCAATGAGGTGAATGAGGCCGAAGCAATAG